TTTTAAACCTTACTTTAATCGGTAAGGTTTTTATTTAGAATGATTCTTAACTAAAAACAGTGTATATTTACAAATAACTTAAAACTAAATATTATGAACAGATTTGAAAATGCAGCGTTAAAACTCTACAACGCTTTTAATAAAAGAGAGTTGAACCAAAATGATTGTAGTGCGTGCGCTGTTGGCAACCTCTTAGATAGTCAATATATGTGGAAAGGCAGCTCTAATGTAAATAGTGGTGGCGTGGTAAAAAAGTGTTTTAGATACCCTATAAATTTAAATGGCAACTTTAATACTAGTGATTATACTGTTTATGAGCTAAGCAAAGTAGAGCAAATATTTTTAGATAGCTTTGTAGGTTTGGATTCAGATAAAGAATTACACAAGGACAACCAGTACAAAGCACTAATAAACGTATTAGATTACTTAGCAGAACTAGATAACATCAAAGTTCCTGAAATACAAATAGAAAAGTTTAAACAAGTATTAGTGAGCTAGACTTACTGCCTTAATTAACCTAATCCCTATCATTAATTTGGTAGGGATTTTTTTATTTAATAAAATATTATTTAGAATCGTTATAAATAAGAAAAAAAAGATTATATTTGCATTGTATATTCAAAAAATGTAAATGGGATTACTCGGGAGACTAGGATTTAATGTGACCAGATACAATAATGGGTCTTTGTTTTATAGTGAAGTTGGCAATCAAAAAGCAGCGTTAGACGGTTATACAGCCGCTAAAGCCGCTTTGCATTGCCCTATATTATTTGGATTGATTGATAAGATCGGTAATCACTTAGCACAGGCGCATTTCTTCCGTGAGGGAGATGAGGAGAACGCAACAAACGATTTATTAGTTGCACGGATAGAAGACCCTAACTACTTTCAGAGTAAAGAAGACTTTTTAAAAGAATGGTTATTTCACTATATTTCTTGCGGTTATGTGTTTATTGCTCCATTAGGTGCTGTAGGATTTGAGCGTAGTATTGATAGAGTAGACAGTCTTTACAACCTTAATCCAAAGTACATCAAGTACAATGACATTAGCTTTCAAACAAAACTATTGACTAGAAAGCAAATAATAGAAAGTGATAAGTTTAAGTTCAAATACGAAATACAAAAAGGAATACAGGGTAACTCTACATCAAGCGATGACTTCAACTATAAAGATGTAATGGGTTTCTATGACGTAGCTAACGGACTTGATAAAGACTTCTTACTTACTAGTCCTAGCCGTTTAGATTGTGTGCTACAACCAGCGGTTAACGTTATTAAAGCATTTGAAGCGCAAAACATAGTTATCAAGTCCAACGGTAGAGAGATGTTTTTTAATCAGGCTATGGCAAGTACCTTACCGGGTGTTGCAAAGAACTTCGACCAAAAAGATCAAGACAAAATACAAAGAGCAAATTCTAAGTACGGAATGCAACACGGTCAAAATAGATCGATGTTTCTTAATAAGGAAACTGGTTATAAGTCTTTGCATATAGACGCCAAAGACCTAGGAATTGATGAGATATTAAAGACATCAGCAGCGGCAATCGCAACCGCACTAAACGTTCCTAAAGATTTAATTCCTGTATTCGATGGATCAACATACACAAACAAAAAGGAATCACAAGTTGAGCTGATACAAGGCGTGGTAGAGCCTATACTAGCAGACCTTTGTAGAACTATGTCGGGTCATTTTGATGGCTACGATGAAAGACCTTTGAGGTATTCAGTTGATCACCTTGCACCGATGCAACACATAGAGACAATTAAGACCGATAAAGCTTTAAAACTATCTACAGCGTACAAAAATTTTGTAGGTGCTGGAATGACTCCTGAAGATACAAACGCGTTGTTTGAGGGCTTAGGTATAAATCTAATGGAAAATGAATAGACTAAGTATAGAAGAAATTAAGGAGCTTAAAGATAAATTAGCTGTTAAAAAAGGTAGTGATGAATTGTGTATTGAAGTTTTAAAAAGCAAAAGAAATGTTTAATTGTACCGAGCTTAACAAGTCCTTTGACAAAGTAGTTGACTTATACAAGGCACTAAAGGATAACAAAGAAGAGATATTAGCTTTTAAAATGGCTAACACTCTTAAATCTTGTGACAAGGGTGCGAGCGTTAAAAGTAAATTAATAAACGTAACTAAGCATTTAGAGGCGTTAAAAAACATTGAGTTAAATGATGACTTCTATTACATAGTAGTAAACACTACAAAGGTACTAGATAGTCACATGGATGTACATTTAAACGGTATTTGGAGTAAGACAGTACAAGAGCAGCAAGGTAAAAATTATCTAGTAGCAGACCATAAACTAGAAATCGATAAGGTAATTGCTAGAAAGGAGCATGTCGAAATGATTATCGCTGAAATCCCTTTCAGATCAATAGGAAAAGATTACGAAGGTGACACACAAGCGTTAATCTACAAGATACCTAAAGATAAGATAGTAAACGAAGCGGCAAAAGAATGGCTTAAAAGTGGTGATGAGATAGAAGCTAGTGTGAGAATGCAATATGTCAAGATAGAACTTGCTATGAATAGCGATAATATAAATGATAAGGTAGAAAAGGCAAACTACGACACCTACATTAAAGAGATCGCAAATAAAGATGAATTTAAAGAAATCAACTATTTTTTCATAGTACAAGAAGCAAAAAACGTAAAGGAAAGTAGTTTAGTTGTGTTTGGATCAAACAACGCAACTGGAACGCTAGAAAATAAACGAGAGCCGTCTGGTGACACTCTTGCGATTAAAGAAGCAGCCGCTAAAGCACTGCGAACAAAAGAATATTTTACTAATTTAAATTCATAAACATGAATAAATGGGAATTGTTCCTTCAAGAAAAGGGATACACAAATGAAACGTTCGCAGCATTAGAGGCGGACAAAATGGCTCAGCTTAATAGCGAGTATCAAACAAAATTAATCGCAGAGGTTGAGTTAAAAATCACGGCCAAAGCGTCTAAAGAAGACGTATCTACAGTGGTAAAGAGCGCAATTGATGCCGCTATCTTGGCTTTGCCTGTTGGGGTTACAAAAGCAGAGTATGATAGCCTAGTTGAAAAGCTAGTAAAGCAAGGGGAGACTCTACAAGAAATGAAAGTAAAAGGAGATTTGCAAGGTGCGCACGAAGGAATTGCATTTGCGTTTAAAACATTGATGACGCCAGAGAAGGTAGCTGAGATGAAAACAGATCAAAACTCTGGTGTCTCTACCACTACTAAGGCGGCTGGAACTATATTAGTATCTAACAACCTTACTGGACGTGTAGCACGTCACGAGAGAGACCCTGAGAGAAGCAAGACAGCAAGGCGTAACCCGTTTATATTGGAGTTAGTAAACGTTACAACTACTAACGCAGCAGTTGTTTCTTACGTCGAGCGTGATGCGCCAGATGGTGCACCGGGCATGACAGCAGAAGGAGCTGTTAAGCCTTTAATTGACTTTGATTATACAGAGCGTTTGGCGGTTGTTAAGAAAATGACGGCACGTATCAAAATGTCTAAGGAGATGATGGAAGACGTAGACGGATTTGTTGCAGACACCGAAGACGAGCTAACTGAAAGACTTGCTTTGCTTATCGATACTCAACTATTAAGCGGTGATGGAACTGGTAACAACCTTTCTGGAATCTTGACTAACGCCACAGCTTTTGCAGCAGGAGGTCTTGCTAATGCGATTGAAAACGCTAACAACTTTGATGTTCTTAGAGTAGCTTTAAATCAGGTTTCTTTGAATAACTTTAATTCCACCGTTATAATCATGAATCCTACCGATGTAACCGCAATGGATTTGACTAAAGGTAGCGATGATCACTATATCATGCCTCCTTTCTCAACTGCTGACGGTACAATTATAAAGGGTATCAGAATTGTTGAAAACAACGGTGTTACGGCTGATGATTTTGTTGTAGGTGATTTATCTAAGTACAAAGTTAAGTTACGTGAGGACATTAATATCAACTACGGACACTCAGGAGATGATTTTGAAAAGAATCTTTTAACTAGTTTATGTGAAGCCAGAGCAACAGCATACATTCCAAATGTTAATTTTGGGGCTATTGTAAAAGGAACTTTCTCAGCAGCTAGAGCAGCTTTAGAAACAGCTTAATTAATTTAAAATATAAACAGATGTCAAGTAAACAAGAGGTAAAGCAAGTAGTACCAGAAGGATTCTTCAAGCAGAATACAAGTGAAATTGTAATCAACGGGCGCACGGTAAGGGTGTTCACTCAGGAGCTAGAAGCGATTAAGAAGGGACTAGCAAAACTAGCAAAGAAAAAGTAAATGATAGTAAATAGCACATTCTTTAAAAGCGGTGTTAATAACATCCCTAATAACGATATAACCACTCGTAACCCAAACGTGGCGCAAACAGAATCGACGTTGGACGAAGTTATATCTTATCACGAGCGTGTGCTTATTACTAATGCTTTGAAGCCTAGTTTATGGGCTACAATTGTAACTAACTATACAGACGGCGTACTTAACGAAGGTGCGCCAGTATGGTTACAAAAGCTGGTAAACGGTGAAATATACTTATATGAGGGTAAGGAAAAAGAGTGGAAAGGATTGGCAAATGCACAAGGCTTAATAGTTAAGTACATTTTCTGTCAGTATCTATCCGACGATCTGTACTCCTACCTAATAAGAGGTGTAAGTAAGCTTAAAACAGAAGCAAGCGAGTTAGTAAATGTTACTCCTTTATACGTTGATCAATGGAATTTATTTATAGATCAGTATCAGGGCGACGTTGAATTTTACAATGAATATAACATTAATTTTCCAAGGGTTTTTCATACCTCTTACGGAACTATTACTGATTATTTTAGAAGTAATGACTCAGGGGCTTACGTTGACTTACTAACGTACATCGACCATTACGAGACGGCAAATGTAGGTACATACACAGATATAAACAAGTTGATCTATCAAGACGAAAACAAGATGGGTATATGATAATTGTTGAAGACATAATACAAGTTGAGGTGACTAAAATGCTGCCTATAAATCTATTTGATAATAGAACACAAAAGCCATTATACGGTTGGGGCAACAAAGAGGAGCTTAACAAATATCTAGTTATCAATAAAAATAAATCTTATCCTTTAATTTGGCAAATTCCAAGTGAGAAAACTAACAGAATAAACGAAGTATCACAAACATGCGACTTTATTTTAGCGGTTAATTTCACGAAGAACGACACCGATTTAATGAATCCCGATAGAATGGAAACAACATTTAAACCAGTACTTTATCCATTTATGGAAGTGTTTTTACAAGATCTTAATAAGAGCAGAAACATAACCATAAATAAGAGCGAGTTTACGTTTAATGATTTTCCTAACTACGCTATAACGTCACCAGATGACGAAGTAGTTGACCTATGGGACGCTGTAAGGGTTTCAATAGATGCAACTTTTATGAATAACTGCTAAAAAATTAAAAAAATGGCAAGAAACAAAAAGACTACACAAATAGTCGAAGAGTCTACAGAGGTAGCGGCACCAAAGGTAAAAACAAATCAATACACGGTAATTCGTGAGGGATTTGGTTTTAAAATAGGTCAAAAAATTGGCTTAGAATCAAACGGTGTTCAATTTTACAAATCAAATAAAATAATTAAATAATGGCAAGTTTAGCAACTATTTCAAACGCTCTTGATTGTGGCGTGTCAGATGTTCAGGGATTAGGTCTTGCGCACTGCAAATTCAATTTTAACGACATGGCTGGAGGTGCTACGTTGTTTCTAAATCGTGGAACGGAATTACCAGCAGATTTTAGTTTAGCAACTTTAAGAGCCTTGCAAGTAGCTGGCAAGCTAAAGGTAGCAAGCAATCCTTTCAGTGTAGAAATACAAAATGCAGACGATCAAAAGGAAACTAGTTCAGGCGGTGTTACTGCTGTAGCGACTAAGGGTCTTTATGGATTTATGTTCAAGTATGTAAACGGTCTTTTATTCGATACCGCTTTATCTAGTTTAAACAGTCAAAACGCTTACGATGTCGTTCTAATCGATAGTGCTGGAAACGCATTATTTACAACTTCTAAGTCAGGCAAAAAAACTGGTTTTTCCGCTGGCTATGTAAACGCAATGATGATCGATTTTGCAAGTGGAGCAACTACGACTAAAACAGGTATCGAATTTCAATTCACAAATCGTGCGCAAATGGATAACGGTAAAACGTTTATCAATTCAGATGAGATTGATTTTAGTTTACTAGAGTTAGCGGGTGTAAATCAATTGCAAATTACACTAGTAGCACCAGCGGACGGAGCAACTACTGTAATTGGTAAGATCGTTAGCAAATATGACGGAACACTAACGTCTACAGAGTTAACAGAAGCATCTCTAACTATAGGGGGGCCATCAGTAAGTGCGGCAAGCGTAAATTCAAATGGAGGTTTGGAAATAACACTAGGAGCAGTTACAGCAGGTCAAAGCATTAGCGTACAGGTAACGGGTATCTTTGAAGACACCGAGGGAGTTTTGTTTAAATCAAACACAGCCGTTGTTGTAGTTACGGCATAATAGAAATCAATCTATAATTATGACCCTATCTACTTGTTAGGTAGGGTTTTTTAATACCTATATGGGAACTATAAGAGCATATTACGAGAAAATCAGCTTTATTCAAAGATTTTTACCCGATCAGATAGATAAAATCGTTAGGGAATTAGGTAAGGCGATTGTAGAATTAAACACTGAAGATCAGTTATTTCGTGGTATAGATACATTTGGCGATGTTATAGGCACTTACTCACCTCTTACAACTCAGATAACAGCAGGTATAAGTGGTAAAGGATACCCTAAGAGAGCCGGAACTCCTTTTAATCTGTACGCAAGCGGTGATTTATTTAGGTCAATAGACGCTGTATTTGAGAATAATAGAATTGAATTTTTTACCAACCAGCCAAGTCACCCTTTTTTCGATAGAAATCCTGAGGAGGCTTTGCGAATGATAGGATTAACAGAGGAAAACGCACATAAAGTAAACTACGAATGGATATTACCAAGAATAAGAATATGGGTTATGAACTCTCTAAGATAGCATACACAGACTGTGAGACGTTAAGCATTTGGTCGTTTTACAAAGTAATGGAGACGCAAGATTTGACTTATTTATTGAAAGACAGATATATTGAAAATCCGCCAGATTTAGCCGAAACATGGGACTCGATTATAGAAGAGTATCAAGAGCTTACAAACAGCACAAATGATATGATGCTGTGGCGTTTAAGACTAGAGATAGGTAAGCTATCCCTAAGACTTCAAAGAGTCACTATAGGCTGTCAAATCTATTTTCATTCAGCAGTAAGTAATGAGGTAGAAAAAGAAATAATAGAAAATTTAAAAAGTGATAATGTACTTTTAAAAGGCAGAACAGTTGAAGAATTAGACAGAATTAACAAACAATTACAGTCAATGAAAACTAAAATAGGTCTAAAGGAATTAGAACTAAAACAGTTGACACCAAACAATGACGAAGCCCAAGACATCTACGAGCAAATATACCTGATCGGTAAAATCACAGATGCAAAATATAAACTTGATCCAAAAGAAACGAGCGTTAAAGAATTTACAATATTAAGCAAACACGCAACCAAAGAAAGCAATGGCAAACGATAAAATTGATGTAGTTGTAGGCAAGAAAGCCTTTGACGAAGTAGGTAAACTCAAAATTGAGTTAGAAGGTTTAATTAAGACTTTCAACGAACTATACGCGCTAACTAAGCAAAGCGGTGGTAATCCCTTTGGACTGCCAAAGCAAGGCACTGCAAAAGCAGCAAAGCAAGGTTTAACAGATATTGAGAAAGCCGCTCGAGAATTAGACAAAACAAATAAAGCCTTAGCGGCAACGAATAAAAAAATAGCAGCAGAAGAGGCGAGGGCTTCAAAATCTAGGGAGTCTCAAATTAAAAAAGAAAGTGATTTAAGAGAGCGACTAAGGACGCAAAGAAATAAAGAAGAATCTGACGGATTTAAAAACCTAAGAGCCGCAGCGAGTGAAAGAAAAAAACTAAGTAAAGCAACAGAAGCGCAAATAAATAAAGAAAGTGCTTTACGTGAGCGTTTAAGAACGCAAAGAAATAAAGAAGAAACCGACAACCTAAGGAATTTACAAAAAGCAGCGCAAGCAACTAAAAAACTTACTAAAGAAAAAGCTGACGAAGTAAGAAAGACTCAAAAAGCTACTGAGGTTTCTGCTAAATTAGGTCGTGAATACAATATATTAACCGCTAAGATGAACGCAGCCAGTAAGGTTGTACAAGATTTAAACGCAAAGAAGTTACAAGGCAAAAAGCTGAGTGATGTAGAGCAACGAGAATTAAAACAATCTACAAAAGACTTTCAAAGGTATCAAAAAGCAGTATTAGGTGCGGACGTCTCAGTAGGTAGATTTCAAAGAAATGTAGGTAACTATTCCAAAGGATTTGCAGGAATGGGCAGATCACTACGTTCTTTAATGGGAGCTTTCGGAATGGTAGGCGGTGTGTATCTGTTTGCAACGGCTGTAAGAGACACTTTTAAAAGAATAAAGGATTTCGATAAGGCGATGCAAAACATCTCAGGTGTAATGCGTACAACCAGAAGCGAGATAGCAGATTTAGAAGAGACAATTATAAAGGTTGCTGGAGCTAGTGTAAGAACGTCTAATGAGGTTGCTGCACTTGCTGAATCTCTAACCACTTTAGGTAAAAGTAAAAAAGAGGTTCAAGACCTTTTAAAACCTGTAATAGATTTATCTCTAGGTCTTAACGCAAGTGCGGATGAAGCGGGCGAGTTCCTTGTTCAAATGCTAAACACGTTCGGAGCATCTACAGATGAAGCAGGGGTTTACGCTGACACAATAGCGACGATAAGAACGTCTACTACTTTAGACTTTCAAAAAATGCGGGATTCCTTTCAGTATTTAGCCCCTATATCTAAGGCGCTCAATAAGGATTTAGCCTATACAGGTAGTTTGGTCGGTATTTTAGCAGATAACGGTATAAAAGCAGAGCGAGCTGGTAGGCTTTTAGGTACTGCTCAGTTAAAATTAGCAGGAGAAGGTTTAACTCTTGACGACGCTTTAACACAGCTAAACGACAAAATAGCGAGTGGCGCAAAGGAAATAGACGTAATGGCTTTGGCGAGTGATTTGCTTGGTAAACAATCGGCTGGTTTAGGTTTTATCTTAGCCGCTAATAGTGACGACATAGACACAAACGCGGATGCAATAAGAAACAATAGCGGAGCTTTAGAAGACTTGGTTAGCGAGCAGCTAAAGAGTCTAGACGCTCAGTTAAATATATTAAATTCCGCATGGGAGGAATATATACTAGGCGTTTCAAATTCAACAAACAGCACTAATATAATGATGGAGGCGGTTGCTTTTTTAGCAAGAAACCTAAGGGAAATCATTAACGCAATAGGTATTGCAACGGGTGTTTTTGTGGCTTATAAAGCTATATTAATCGCTGTTAACGTAGTTAAGGCAGCCGCAGCGGGTTACACTATTGCGTATAGAATAGCTTTAATAGCAATGAATAGAGGTGTTTTGTCAGCTATTCGATCTATAAAGTTACTTAGATTAGCTTTGATAAGCACGGGTATCGGTGCAGCTGTTGTGCTAGTAGGAGCTTTGGTTTATGCCTTTTTTAAATTAAATAAATCAGTTAAACAAACAGCCGATGAGCTTCACGATGCTTCTGATGAATTTATAACCCAAAGAAAAGAAACCGAGAAATTAAACAAAAACCTAAGTGATTTAGCAAAAAGGCATGACGAATTAAAAGGAAAAACTAATCTTAATTCAGAAGAGCAAAAAGAACTTAATAAAATCATAAAAAAAATAGGCGCAGATATTCCGTCAGCCGTTACAGCAGTAGATAAGTATGGTAATGCTATAGAGGTAAACACAGGTAAAGTTATTGGCTTTAATAAAGCTAACAACGCGGTCGATTTGGCACAAGCTAAATTAAATGTCGAGAATCAAACAGTAGCTTTAAAGATTTTTGAACGACAAATGAAAAGGGTAGAAACCTCTATAGGAAACGAAGCAACAGGTTTAAATAAATTAAACGGGGTTCGAGTAGAGGGGCTGGGAACGGTAAAAGATATAAACGGCTCTTTATTTTTAAATAACGCTTTTCTTGGAACAAACACGGCTTTAACATTAGAGCAACAGCTAACATATGAAAAATACGTAAGGGGAATTGAAATAGGAATGGAGACAGCGAAAGCAGATATATTAATGAACGATCAAGTAATCGCTTCTATAACAGGGGTTAAAACAGCTAGGCAATTAGCGAATGATATATCTGGAGGCGGGGGTAGCTCTTCGGATAATGAAGGAGCTAAAGAAGTTCTAAGGGTCAAGGATTTAAGAGCAGCAATTTCAGATTTAAAAAAAGAACTCAAATCATTAACTAAAGATGGTTATGAGGAATTAAATCAAACAGAACTTGATAACATAGTGACAAAAAGGGAGTCGCTTGGTGTTTTAGAGCAGGAATTGAGTAAGTATATAGGCTCAACAAAAGCGATAAAAGATAATACTGATGCTAAAAAAGAAGAGGAAAAAGCTTTAAAAGACGCCTTTGAGTTAAAAAAATACTTATTAGAACAAGAAATATCCTTTAACGAATCAATTATTAATGATGAAGAGGGCTTCTACAAAGAAAGAATTGAGGCTTTAGAAAATTTTCAATTGGATTCGCAAGAGTTATCTGCTTTAAATAGGGATAACGAATTAATAGGGTTAGCAGAGGGTACTGACGCTTTTAAATTAGTTTGGTCTAAATACTATGATGAGATATTAAAAGTAAATAGCGATGTAAACAATAAATTAAATCTTATTCCTTCTGAAATAATAGATAATAATATTGATGACGAGATTATTCAAGTTGACGACGTAGCAGCTATTAGGTCTTTAGCTGAACAACTAGGCTTTGATCCTGACGATATTGTTAGTGAGTATGAAAAGTTTAACGAGGAGATGAAAAGGCTTTACGGAGAAGACGCTAAATCGTTTTCAAAATTCGTAGACTTAAAATCAGAAAGCTCAAAGGAACTTTCCCAAAAAAGGGAACAGCTTGAAAGAGACCTAACAAACTCAATTATATCCATAACCGACTCCTTGTTTCAGAACCAAAGTGAAAACTACGATAGAGACATAGAAGAAAATAATTTATATTACGCTAATTTACTTAATAATGAGCAATTAAATGAAGAGCAAAGAAGAGCTTTAGAAGCAGAAAGAGAAGCTAAAAACGTAGAATTACAAAATAAAAAAGAAGAGGTAGAAAGAAAATCATTTATATTTCAGCAAGCGGCACAAGCCGCTATAATAATTGTAGACACGATTAAAGCGGTTGCAGCAATTAAAGCACAAGCCGCTATATTGGCTTCAAATCCAGTAACTGCACCTTTAGCAGCGGGCGCGTTAGCTCAAATACCTTTTGTTATAGGGTCTGGAGCAGCGGCGGGAGCAGCTGTTTTAGGAACTACGATAAGAGCCTTTAAGGACGGTAAGAAAAAAGGACAAGGTAAAGACGGAATGGCACTTGTAAACGACGGAGGGCGAGACGAGATCAAGCTTTCAGCAGATGGAACTATGACTAGATATTCAGGGCGTAACGTTTTAGACTACGTTAAGAGTTCCGATACGATTATACCTAATG